CCGGGGGTGGCGCTCTCGCGCTCACCAATTTAGGCGTTTTCCTCAGCCACTGGGTTGCTGATTAGGGCGTCCCAGTCTACCCCCGCGACCGCGTCGTCGAACAACTCTTGTCTTGGGGGGTTCAGGTCTTCCTGTAGCATGCACCATATCCCGTCCTTGTCTCGCTGCACACGAGCTGTTGGGAGGACAGGGTTTGGCACATCAACTGGTAGACTGACGACACAAGTGTCGCCTGTGACGATGGCTCCGATCTTTGGAGCAGCCTGCGGAATTTGTATTTCGCATTGGACTTCCGAATCTTCTCCTTCTCCGTCGAGTCGATCGTGCCATTCGTGAACTCGTGCAGCGTCAACTCCAAGAGCTGTCGCCACACACTCATAGGCCAGCTCGCAATCTTCTGCCGGTTGGGGCCAGCCACCGCCAGAGCCGCCTTGACTTCGGTGTGAATAGTAAGGACGGTCTCGGGTGAGGAGCGGTTCCCAGCGATTGACTTCGGCAGCAAGGTCAGTCTCACCGAAATCCCGTCGGAGTCGACGAAGGGTACGGCGACACCATGCGGACACAATGGGTGCAGTTGGATCGAGTTCAAGATAGCCATTTGCGCGGTTGAATAAAGCGACATGTTCGGGCACGTCTTTGCCTGTTATGGAAATGTGCAGCTTGGGGATCGACTTGATCGGATCTTGCACACTTGCATCGGTTGTCCAGGGATCGAGAAAGAGACGCCCGAGGAAACGGACGCTCTCCCCGCGATAGGAGGTGACGTGTTCTAATTTCAGCCCAAGTTCCTTCGCTACAAGCTGAGCTGATGCGGCTTCATTTTTCGAGTTACCATCATCTCCCCCGTAGATGCCGAGTTGCTTCCAAGCGTCAGAGGGGGGGTAATGGCTAACTCTCCCAGCGCAATAATCAGTAAATGCGTTGATCTTAGTATTGCCAGAGGTGGTGTTGCCTCCACCGGTTATTGTCATCCAAAGGACATCAAAGGCGACACCATGTTTAGTGCGTCCTTGTGCGTTCTTCTCAGCATCGTACAATTTGGCAAGTTCATCACGATGTTGTGGATGAACCCAACGGAGCAATGAAGCTCTGTCGACGTAAACGCTGAGGAACATCGATACAGTCGCGTCAAACCGGGAATAATCAGTTTGGCCGATGTAGAGTTGATCTTGCGCAACGTCTTGGATACGTTCTGCTATTTCTTTTGGTGTTTTACCTGGAGCATACCAGGGTTGGTCTTTCATTATGTCCTCGGTGAAGGCATAAACATAGCAGGCCATCAAAAGCGTCTGCCGACCGCTGACTTGCTGAATGCAGCGGGGCTCAGATATCTTGGCCATGGTTTCATGTTTGAGAAAAGCTCGTATGCTAGTGTCGTCGGCGGTTGTTAGCCAGTTGCGATAACGATCGTTTCGTAACTTCTGAGTTTGACGACATTGAAGGGCCTCTATTCGCTCAATGGTCCAAGGAACGCCTTTATGAGCTCTCTCATCTGGAATGAGGAACTTAATAAATTCAGCGGCGTACTGATGATAACGACCTGGTGGTACAATGTCATTGTGTGGTTGTTTCACACGGCCATTCACGGAGCTTAGGTCGTTGTTATAAGACTCCCGTGGCACTACAGATTCACTCTGTTTATCACAAATCCGCAAACCAACGATTCGGCCGTAGCCGATGCCGTCTTCGGTGACCAAGTGTCCTCGGCCACCTATGGTTTGGAAGGTCTTCAGGATGGTTTGTGACCCACCTCGACAGAGTAAATTGGTGGGGTATGGTATCATTTTCTCGTAGATAGCATGTAATAAAGCTGCGGAGATGGCTGGTTGGGGGAAATTCTCTTTGTTGCTCGTCTGCATCAAATAACGCTCGATTACGTGAATCTCAGGTTTCTTAGACTCACGTCGACGTATTTCTATTGCCGATAGTAGATCATATTTCACTTCGACAGAACAGAATTCTCCCTCCAAAGCCAAACTCACGTAACGGTCCCCATCAGCCGTGGTGCAATCCAAGCGGTTCACGCCGTTGGTTGTTATTCGTTGGCGCTTGAGACGGTCTTCAAAGTCTCCTACAAACCACCAGAAAGGCCCACGGACTTGATATGACGGTGTTATGAGTACGATCCTGCGATGGTCAGACACGTGGCGAGTATCGATTGAACTTACAATGCTCCCCCACCAATAATCGGTCACAATCCAATCCCGATTGTAGTCCCAAAGTTGATGTTTGTACCGAGCACCTCCGTTGACGAAATAATTAACAGTGTCTTTGACAATGTTAAAATGTCCATCTTCGACGGTGCCGGCAGTTTTCATCGGAACAAAGCTGTATAGCAAAATGGGCTTGCCATAGCTTATCCATCGGGGCATGTTGACATGGTAGTCCACGTCGACCATTTTGATGACATGATGTTCTGTTAGGTCGACGTTACGAGGGGGGAGTAAGAAGTCTCTGGCCATGTAAAACTGATGATATCCAACCGTTTCGCGGTCCCGTGAGGAGCCGCTAACGGTATAAATTTCTCGTCCGGTTGATCTAATCCAATTGTCAATTGCTCCTGTGACGGCAGTACGCTCAGCAGCACTAACAGCATGGCTGTGTGCAGCTGGCGACTTGCGTTCGACCACAGTAAAGCCAGTTTGAAATTCTGAATGGATGGTAGGGTTAAGCCGGGTGCCGAATTTGACCATAATCCAACTATTCAGTTGAACTTGGACGTTGTGCGCACGATCTTGAACCTCACGAAACAGCACTTCCAAGACACGGAAACAAGCTCGAAAGCCTGGTCCGATCAACTCGGTTGCTTGTTTGCGGGCAGTTGGTGTCGCTACAACAGCAATCACTGCCATGATTAGCGCGCAGCTCTTAGGATGTTGGAAAATCCATTGGGCAATGCGCCGCCCGATGTTAAAGGCGGTGCTTGCTCGAACCACAGCTGCCAACGATAGCATTGCTTCTCCGACAAGAGAGGAAATCGCACGGAACTTCATTCCGATCATCATTCACTCGTAAGTGAAGGCCAGAACAACTACTCAGG